TACAAAAGAACAATGTAAAGGCACAACAGTCGAATGCAATCGCTGTATACTATAAACCTTTATTGACTGAACTTTTAGAACTGCAAGGTGGCATGTGCCCAGACCTTAACGAAGGCTATAGTCATATGAAAAAGCCTGAGGTAAAGAAGTTCGTGGAATTCGTTGCAAGCATCATTGGCGATGCTGAAACGTGGGGAGCAAACCAAAAGACGGTTCGTAAGACTCGGAAGAAGAAACCTCAGTCGGCTGAAAAACAGATCAAGCGGTTGAAGTTCCAAGCGAAGAACGAAGAGTATAAGCTTGTGAGTATCAACCCAGCGGATATTGTTGGAGCAGATCAGTTGTGGGTATTCAATACAAAGTATCGCAGACTCACGGTATATAACTCAATGGGTCCGTCCGGTTTATCGATAAAGGGCACAACTCTACAAGGGTATGATCCTGACGATTCAGTTACAAAGTCGGTTCGCAAACCAAACGACGTATTACCCGATGTCCTAAAGGGTGGTAAAAGAATACTTAAAAATCTTATGAGTACAATAAATAGTAAAGAAAGCCAACCGAATGGTCGGATCAACGGCGAAACTGTACTTCTTAGAGTGGCAATCAGATGATGGCAAATAACGTTCTGCAGTTTCCAAACATTGGAGCAATGCCGAAGCCGAAGAACGAACAGGAACTTGGAGAACGTTTTCTTCAAAATAAAAAGACATACATCGACCATGTCGTAGATCACTACGGTACACAGCTCATAAACAAATTAGGAATGCACGGTTTTGATATCTATGAAGATTCATTTGTTTGTAGGTTCTCAATCTGCATCGAAAGTCTACGTGCAACATTATACGGAACCCTTGAGATAGACCATCCGTTCTTAGAACTAATGGAAGAACAGTTGGAACTCTTAGGTGATTTAGATGAAGACGATCTATAACTTATTGACATTCATCCTTAGATATGGATAATAAATAATAGGATAGAATGAAACTGAGAGATCTGTTATGATACTCGTGGACTTAAATCAGGTCATGATTTCAAACCTGATGATGCATATCGGTGGTAAGAATGTTGCCATTGATGAAAACTTAGTACGACACATGGTTCTAAACTCCTTACGATTATATCGTAGAAAGTTTGGAGAGAAGTTCGGTGAACTTGTTATTTGTTGTGATGATAAGAACTATTGGCGTCGTGATATCTTCCCGTACTATAAAGCTCACCGTAAGAAGGATCGTGAAAAGTCAGGTCTTGACTGGCATACCATCTTCGAAGTGCTGAATGGCATTCGAGACGATCTTAAGGAACACTTTCCATATAAGGTACTACAGATAGACCGAGCAGAAGCCGATGATATTATTGCGACGCTCTGCCATGAATACGGTCATCTTGGAATTCAGAACGGATCCGCAGAACCCATCTTAATCCTATCATCTGATAAAGATTTCGTTCAGCTACAGAAATATGCGAACGTAGAGCAGTACAGTCCTATGCAGAAGAAGTACGTTACCTGTAGCAATCCTGCTCGTTATATCCATGAACATATTCTAAAGGGCGATCGTGGCGACGGCGTTCCTAACTTTCTGTCGGCTGATGATGTATTCATTGTTGGTAAAAGACAACGCCCTCTTGCGTCTAAAAAGATAGATGCTTGGAACGGAATGGAACCTGAGGAGTTCTGCGATGAGGAGATGCTACGTGGTTATAAACGCAATCAGCAATTGGTGGATCTCGATTATGTACCTTCTGCGGTACAAGCTCAGGCACTCGAAATGTTTAAAGATTATAAATTGAACGGTAGAGAGAAGATCTTCAACTACTTCATTTCAAAAAGAATGAAGAACCTTATGGATTCAATCCAGGAGTTTTGATATGCCACACGATAGTCTTTGGGATGACGAGCTCGTCGCAGAACTGGCCGAAGAGTAAAAGAAGAAAAAAGATAGACCGAAGATCTATGAACGAAACCCAGATAACGGCAAGGTGCGCTGGCGATACATTAATGATTATGGACATGAAAAGATGATGCAGGATACTTACGATTTTGATAAGCATATTCATATGAAGATTCTTGAGCGAGAAGCAGAAATAATTCGCTCTCGTTTTAAGGACACTGATACTGGTCGCTTAAGAACGGCTGTAACAGTATTAGAAGAAAGAATTGAGGAACTAAAGAATGGCCTATAAAGAAGGTGTAGCTGAGATCCTAGATCGTATCTCAAAATTAAAAACAAAGAAGCAGCGAGTCGAAGCTATGCGCAAGGACCACAACATTGCGCTGGAGAATGTTATCGATCTGTGCTTTAATCCCAACATTAAGTTTATGTTGCCAACAGGAACTCCTCCATATAAAGAACAGCCAAAGGAAGCTGACTGCCAGGCAACACTGTATGCAAATCTGCGCAGGTTCGGAGTCTTTATTGATAAGGGACCTTATCCAAACATGCGACAGCTACAGAGAGAAACACAGTTCGTTCAGTTTTTAGAATCTCTTGATCCTGATGACGCAAAGCTAATCATTTCGATTAAGGATAAAAAGATGCCTTATAAGGGTATCACAAAGGGCCTCTTTGAGGAGGCATGGCCAGCACTAGCATCAACATGGGTGGTTCAATCCGATGGGAAAAACGATACGGCGTAAGAAGGATTATTGGAACGATGATCCCTATGAACCGAATTGGAAGAACAAGAAAAAGAAGATGGTAAAAAAAACAAGGCGACGAAAGATAGATGATGATAGACCCGTTCAGGACAGCTCATATAATAGGCAACGGCGGATCTCGTAAAGGGTTCGACCTAATGCAGCTTAAGAACAAGGGCAGTGTGTTCGGCTGCAATGCCTTATATAGAGACTATGCGCTTCAAGGTTATGTGTTACCTGACTACCTGGTAGCTATTGACAATCCTATCATAACTGAGATCGAAGGATCATCCTTTCCATCAACGAGAGTATTGATACCGCCTGAGAACGAACGGTGGGAACCGATTGAACTGCATTGGGGTCGAGCTGTAAACAAGAGTTGGAACCCAGCACGTCCTCGATCCAATGCGGGTATGAATGCTATTCTTGAAGCAATCAAGAAAGAGTATACTCAACTATACATATTTGGTTTTGATTTCTTAGTCGTGGATCAGAACACCGCAATGTCAAATCTTTACGATGGGACAGAGTGTTACGGACTTGAGACAAGAGCTAACCTTCAGGATACTAGAAACAGAATGAAGTATCTAGGCTACGTGCTGGAGAAATATCCTGATACGAACTTTACATTCTGCTATCCAAAAGATGCCGGAAACATATACAGTCCTGATGCGAAGAACTGTTCGATTATCAACTTTGACGAATTAACTTATTTACTTACGAGTGAAAATGGTGTATGATATATTTACGTTAGTGTTACTAATCATTTTGTTATGCTGTGTTTTCTATGCAGGATATCAATTTGCCATACCTAGAGTTACGGAAAGGACTCTTGAGATTCTACGTGAAGATCATATCATACGATTAGTAGAAGATGAGGACGGTGAGGTCGAAGTGTACAGTGGTTATAAGTACTATAAAGGTGACGTGAGATGAATATCTTTGTATTGGATAAAGATCCACTTATCGCAGCTAAGATGCATTGCGATAAACACGTTCCTAAGATGATTGTTGAGTCGGCACAGATGTTGTCGACCGCGCATCGATTACTCGACGGTGAAGAATACATGGCTCCATCCAAATCAGGTAAGAGGATGGTTAAGCACTATCGATTACCAGAACACGATGATGTCATTTACAAAGCAGTGCATGCCAAACACCCGTGCACAATCTGGACCATGCAGTCACACAATAACTATCTGTGGCATTATCATCTCTGGCGGTATCTTGCCGAAGAGTTTGAATATCGTTTTGGTAAAGTCCATGCATCATGGGAAAAGCTCAAGGATATTCTTTATGATACACCAAAGAACCTTGTTTATGGCGATATGACACCGTTCGCAAAAGCTATGAAAGCGTATCCCGATCTTATGGAGATTGCGGATCCGGTTAAAGCATACCAGGAGTTCTATAAAGCCGATAAGAAAAAGTTTGCCAAATGGGAGAAGGGTCGTCCTACTCCAAAATGGTGGAATGATAAATAAGAATAGGAAGGGAATGAATGCCTACTTATAATTTTCTTGATGAAGACACTGGCGTAGAGTTCGAAGAATACTTCTCTATGTCTGAACGTGAGGATTTCCTTTCCGATCATCCCCACATTCGACAACTACCACCCGATCGCGTTAACATCGTTTGGAACCAAACCTATTCCGGTATCGTAAACGATGGTGGTTGGAATGAGCAGATGGCAAGAGTTGCTGAAGCTCATCCGACAAGCGATCTTGCAAACAATTATGGTGATAAGTCTGCAAAGGCTGTTAAGACTCGCCAGGCAGTAGATAAATGGAGAGAGAAAAGAAAGAGCGCACAAGGTCTTAGCCGATGGTAGACGCTACATGATGTAACCAGGAAAGGTTATTCATGTCTATTAACACTAACTTAGCTTATCTTCACGACGATTACGAAGAGTTCTTCGATACCAGTAGATTAACAAAAAAGCAAAGGAAGGCACAACGGAGGAAACAAAATACAGGATTGAAACTTAAACACATTGATCCTCAAACACCTAACCAGATCCGAACGTTTGATAAGTACGATGAAGGAAACCACCTTCTTCTACAGGGTGTAGCCGGTACCGGTAAAACGTTCATCTCTTCCTACCTTGCCCTCGATGAAATTCTACATCGAAGAAGTAACAAGCAAAAGTTAGTTATCGTAAGATCGGTTGTACCGACAAGGGATATGGGATTCCTTCCAGGCAACCAAAAAGAAAAACAGAGAGCATATGAACTACCATATCAATCCATTTTTACTGAGCTCTTTAACCGCGGAGACGCATACGACACTCTTAAAGGACGTGGCGTGGTGGATTTCGTATCGACTTCATTCATACGTGGAATCACTATCAATTCTAGTATTGTACTTGTCGACGAGTGTCAGAACCTAACGTTCCATGAGCTCGACAGCATCATCACTCGAGTCGGTTACGACTGTAGGATTATCTTTAGTGGAGACTTTAGACAATCAGATCTTGAAAGGGATCACGAAAAAAGAGGGTTACTCGACTTTATGAAAGTCATTAGTAGTATCTCAGGTTTTAGTTCTGTACAATTTGAAGAAGGAGATATTGTGAGATCTCAACTCGTACGAGATTATATCATATCTAAACTGAATAATGGAATTTATACATGAGGACCGATTTGAGGTCCATTCGATAGAAGCGATTACAACGGATAGTGGCAGACGATACAAAATACCGAATGGAGATATGTATGAGTCTGTCACTACCGCTCTAGGTAACCAACCTGGAAAGAAGGAAGGACTGATGGAATGGCGTCGTCGTGTTGGCGAAGCCGAGGCAAATCGTATCAGTCGTAAAGCAGCAGGTCGTGGTACCGCTGTTCATCAGATCATCGAAGACTATCTAAACAACATCGAAGATCCTATAAAGGACAAGATGCCAGACGCTGTTGTGATGTTCAAACAACTGCAGCCTATTCTCGATAAGAGTATTTCTAAAGTTTATATGCAGGAAGCGCCGCTCTGGTCATATAAATATAGATTAGCGGGAAGAGTCGATTGTGTTGCCGATATTAAAGGTAAGCTTACGGTCGTAGATTTCAAGACATCCATGAAGCCTAAGAAAAGGGCATGGGTTGCTGACTACTTCTTACAGACCGCTGCTTACAGCCATATGATCGAAGAGATGTATGGCGATGTTGTTGACCAAACTGTCATCTTCATAGCTGTTGAAGATAGGGATCCTCAGATCTTTGTCGGAGAGCCACGCTTAGACATAACACACGAGTTCTTTGAACAGAGGATAGAAGAATGAAGTTCTTAATAACATTCCTAGCCGTAGCAACTGTCTTACTAGCATCATGTAAGACGACCGATACAGCTGCACCGTCTCCTCCTGAAGAAGGTAGTACGGCACAAGTAGAAGTGCAACCCGACCCACCTGTAGGGCCAGTCACAGACTGGTATAAGGGTGATATCCTTGGAGCAATGACTCTATGTAGAGATAAGCCGGCCATCACAAGGCTCGTACATGCAGATATGCAGGGTGAAGCGGAGGTGAAGCAAGCTATGCGTCTCGGTAGCCTGGCAGGCGAGTGTATTATTACACCACAGCCGTTCGCGGTCCCGATCCTGGATATCGTAGCAGAGTACGTCGACCACGCAAAGAGGCCGTCCGTGGTTCTACTCGTAGGTCTTCCTCGTTGGATCGAAGGAGATGTAGCTTATATCATTGCGACCGGCCGCAAAGGTCCGAAAAAAGAAGAACATCTCAAAAAGCATTCTATCTAAGCGGTCCATGCTTCGCCACGGTTGACAGCACCTTGATAATCTAAGGCAAGAAATCCGTGGTTGTCAACCAGGTGCAACTTACCGTCCTCATCGCGGACAACGTCGCCAACTGAAACACTCTTCATTTGACCGTGACGCTCGAGTCTGGACTGCTCACCCATACCATTGCCGACTGTGAAAACCTCTTCAAGGTTACGAGCCCAAACGGTAGCAACTGCAGCACCGTAGTCGCCTTCGCTCCATGCTTCAGCGAACATGGCTCTTTTCTCGTCGTCGGTCTTACCGAAAGACACCATCATGGCCATGCTACGAGCATGCTTCGGAACTGCGTGATGACCCTCGGCGTTGACTTTCTCAACGTCTTGGTCGGTTAGGGTAACTTGATAAACTTTGTATTCCATGGATCTTCTCCTTAGGTAGTGGTCTTTTGACCGGTAAAAACATTCACAACTTCGACACCAGGTCCGAAAGCTGCCTGCATTTCAAACTGCTCTTCAGCAACCTGTTCAGGAGTACGATTGGCTTGAGCCGTAGCATACTCTGCAAGGAAAGCTGATGTATCAGCCTGGCGAGCAAGTTCGCTCAACGTGATGGCAGATTTCCCAACGAAACCTGCTTCAGCGAAGTCGGTGACCATATCCTCGAAAGGAACCCGATCGTTGCTCTTCCAACGAACCACGCCGTCGGCGACATAGGCATTGGCAAAGTTTTCCGCCAGCTTGTCGGCGTCGTAACCGGTGAAGGTTTGGGTTTTTGTGTTTCTACGCATTTTCGTTTTTTTCCTGTTTTCCTATTGTATATACATTCTACCACAGTATTTTAAATAGGTCAATAGCGAAATGCATATTTTTATGAAAAAAAAATATATATAAAACAATAGCTTATATCTAAGTAGTTGATTTTATTGGATAAAAAAAATGCATTTTTTTTGTGAAAAAATGTTTACATTCGTATCATTGGTAGATAGAATAGCTATATTGATTGATTGAAACGCTATCGCAAAGGAGAAACATGATGGCACATATGGTTGAAACAATGGCTTACGCAGGCGAGGTTCCATGGCACGGTTTAGGTAAACCGGTACCGGCGGATCTGACTCCTGACCAAATGCTCGAGGCCGCCGGTCTTGATTGGGAGGTGGAGCAGATTCCTCTATCGTACGAATATAACGGTTATACCAACGAGACGGGTAAAACCGCTCTGGTTCGTAACTCCGATGGAAAGTTCTTCGATGTTGTCGGAGACGATTGGAAACCTCTGCAGAACCACGAAGCTTTTAACTTCTTTGACGATTTCGTTGCTGCTGGTGATATGGAGATGCATACCGCCGGTGCTCTTGAGGATGGTCGTCGGGTCTGGGCTCTTGCCAAGATCAAAGACGGTTTCACTCTGTTCGGCAAGGACGACGTTGAGAACTATCTGCTGTTCTCGAATCCCCACAAGTATGGCTTGTCCATCTCGGTCTGTCAGACTCCTATCCGCGTGGTCTGTCACAATACGATCACGTTTGCTCTGAACGGTGCAAAGGACGATATGATCCGAGTCAACCACCGCACTGAGTTCGATGCTGATGTCGTCAAAGAGACTCTCGGTGTAGCTAAGGAAAAGCTTGCGACCTACAAAGAAGCTGCTGAGTTCCTTGGTTCCAAACGGTTCAAGGATGAGGACATCGTTGAGTACTTCAACCGCGTGTTCCCTCGTACGTCAAATGCGAAGGACGACGATAAGGTTTCCAAGAACGCCGAGACTGCAATGGAAGTCCTTCATACTCAACCCGGTGCTGAGATGGGTCGAGGTACCTACTGGCAGGCTTTCAATACGGTTACCTACATGACCGACCACTTGCTTGGCAACTCTCAGGATACTCGCCTGAAGTCAGCTTGGTTCGGTGGCAACCGTAAGAAGAAGACGGATGCTCTTGAAACAGCCATCGAGATGGCGGAGGTAGCATAAACTACAACCAACGACGGCCGACCAGCGATGCTAACAGGTTGTAGTGGAAAGGGGGTTTCGGCCCCCTTTCTTGTTATAAATAAAAATACCACTCAGGTATGAGGTGGTTTTCTCAAACTATCGAAAGGATAGAAACATGCAATGGATTAAAGATCGAATCATGGAACGTACATCTTGGGACGGCGGTGCACTCATCGCTGTTGGTGTGATCGGATTGTTCTTTTCGGCAATCATCCCAATGAACCTTATTTGTTGGGCGGCGATCGCGTGGGGTGCATTCACCATATGGAAATCTGAATAATCTTATTGACATTTCTATACTGAGCGATTAGAATATATAAATTGTAACGCTGAAGAGGAGCGAAAGCTAGACAGGACTCGGGGGCAGAACCCGACGCCTCCACCAAAAGCAGATCAGTAAAGCTGGGCGTGAAATAGATGCGGAGAAGTTAGCGACGGACCCAACACTTCTATTCTCGAGAAATACAGTTGATTGCGAAGGGCCCTTCAAAGTCTGGAGCTGGTCTGTTTTTGATGGGGGCGAACTAGGATCGACTGGTAGTCAATAGCGAATTGGAGTTACAGGGATGACCGCCTTATAGGTCAAACACTACAAATGCAAACGATAACTTTGCACATGATGATTTCGCTCTCGCAGCGTAATTGATCGGGGTTCGGGAGGCACCTGGCAACAGAAGCCTCCCACTTACATACACACTCACACAGGAGAAATCAAATGAAGTTGTGTCCTATCTTTAAACGTCTCGGTCGTGGTATGATCAGGTCTGGATATATGCAAGCATCACATGAAATGAGGCGTCACGGTATGCACGTTGAGGCTGCCCGTTTACGTGCGGAGGCTTTAAAAGATGTCTAAGAACCCATACGAAATCCGCTTTGATCTACTGACAATGGCCAAGGATATGCTTGACCGTCAGTATGAACAAGCTTCAACTATGGCTTGGGAGTCAATGACCAAGGCAATGGAAACCAATGCGACTCTCTACAAGGACGTAGAGAAGTATGTTCCGAAGATGTTTACACCGGAAGAGGTCATTTCTCAAGCTGAGAAGTTCCAATCATTTATCAATAAGAAGGAGGGATGATGCTAGATTTTATAAGATCTTTCTTTCACAGGCAGTTTATGTTTAACACCGCAGCTGCTTGTAACAACTTCAGACGGTCTCAACAAACTCGCTGGGACGACGTCTGTATGTGATTACCGTATATCGACTTAGGTCGCGGTACGGGTGATGCCGAAATACATCCGCGGAGAGCCAACGGTTAGCTCTCCATTTCTTATTTACAATGATCCTAATATGTAATACAATAGTTCTATGATTACTGAAACAGCACTCACAAAAGCACTGCTTATTGCTGCACTGGCTAGTTATGGCGGTCAAGCACAAGCAACATCGTCGGAACTCTCATGCCTTGCTCTTAACATATATCATGAGGCAAGAAGTCAATCCATAGCTGGCCAAATTGCGGTCGGACAGGTAACACTTAATCGTGTAAAGGATGATAGATATCCAAATACGATCTGTGAAGTTGTCATGCAAGGACCGCATCGAGCATCCTGGAAAGGTACTGGCGAAATGATACCCATTAAGAATAGGTGTCAGTTCTCTTGGTACTGTGACGGCAAGTCTGATAAAGTTAAGCAGCACAAAGCTTACGGTAATATCGTTAAGCTTTCTAAACTACTAATTAGCCAAGACTTGATAGATATCACGAGTGGTGCTACACACTATCATGCATATTACGTTTCTCCTTCATGGGCAAAGCGTAAGAAACGAACTACCAAGATAGAAGACCACATATTTTATAAATGGGAACGAAAATAAATGTTTAACACAAGTTCTTTTTCGATGGAAATAGAGCAGCTTGCCTGTAAGCTAAAGATATCATATATGGATGCAGTTGTCCATTACTGCGATAAGAATGATATGGAAATAGAAGTAGCCGCAAAGCTACTCAACTCAAAGATCAAACAGACGATCTCTTCTGAAGCAAGTGATCTGAATATGATGAAGGAAAAGATCCAAAAACTCCCGGTGTAACATGTACGAACTGACTGAAGGCTTTGACGCATATAAAACGTATCTTGCTTTGAAACGGCATTTCACGAGTGACTATGATTACTTTAAGTACAATGGTAAGGTTCGCGCCGGGGAAGAATCTTTTCTCCGAAGAAACGACAGGTTCTTCTTTCGTAAACTCTCAAAGAAGTATGACAGGGAAGAACTCGTTGACTTCTATGTAAGTAACTTTATCATCAGCAACAACTGGGTCGGAAATCTAGTATCCCAAGAAAGCGAAGACAACTATGTACAATATAAGAAACGCCGCGAATCTCTTAGCTATCATTTTGATAGTGAGTTACGTTGGGCTGTTGATTACTGCAGGGATCGGTCTCTGGAACTTAATAAATTATTATTGGTAGAGGATAACAATCATCCTCTATTATTTAAGTTCTTACTACAGAAGAAGATCAGTATCGATACTTTGATTATAATGGACAGCGTGTTAAAGTTCTTAACTCACTGGGACGACAATTTAGACGACATAGTTTGGGAGGAAAAGAAAAGACTCATCATTAAGTATAAAAAGTTTTTAACCTACGATCCGTTTACATATCGTAAGAAGCTCAAGGAGATAATCCATGAATAAGGAAGTAGAAAGATACGAAGGCGAACTGCGCATGCTTCGTAACCGCGTTAAAGAACTCGAAGTTGAAAACAGTTATATTCAAAAAGAGTTGCGAATTATCAAACCAACATGGGAGCAAAAGACAGTAGAACAGGATAAGTTTTTTTAGAAAACTTATTTACAATGTGTAATCGCTATGGTATAAATATATCATACATTATGGTTATGTGGACAAGCAAACATACTTAAACATACGAGGTATACGAAATGACGACATCTTTCGCTGAACTTAAACGTTCACGTAAATCGGTCTACGATAAGATCGTTTCCGAAACAAACAAAATGCAAAGTGGTGGAGGCCGTGGTGCCGATACTCGCTTTTGGCAGCCCGAGGTAGATAAGGCTGGTAACGGTTATGCTGTTATCCGGTTCCTTCCTGCTCCTAAGGGTGAGGACCTTCCCTGGGTCCGTATGTTCTCTCATGGTTTCCAAGGTCCAGGTGGCTGGTACATTGAAAACTCATTGACCACTCTCAATGAAAAGGATCCTGTTGGCGAATACAACTCGATGCTTTGGAACCGTGGTGATGAACAGGGTAAAGAACAGGCCCGTAAGCAAAAGCGGCGCTTAAACTATATCTCCAACATCGTAGTCGTAAAGGATCCTGCTCATCCTGAAAACGATGGTAAGGTATTTCTTTACAAGTTCGGTAAGCGTATCTTTGACAAGATCAATGATCAGATGAACCCTGAGTTCGAAGATGAAAGCCCAACCAATCCCTTTGACTTCTGGGAAGGTGCTAACTTTAAGATGAAGATTCGTAACGTTGAAGGGTATCGTAACTACGATCGCTCCGAGTTCGACTCGACGTCTGCTCTATCGGATGATGATGAGGGTCTTGAAAAGATCTGGAACTCGCAGTACTCTCTTGCTGAGTTTACGGATCGTAAGAACTTCAAATCATTCTCGGAACTGCAAGCCAAGCTCAATCGCGTACTTGGTGCAACTGCAGTGTCTTCCACTGCGGAGGAAGTTGAGGAAGAGGCATTCGCTGCTCCTCAGCAAACCGCTGCTCCTAAGCAAGAAGAGAGTGCTTCTTGGAGTAGTGACGAATCGTCTGATGACAGCCTAGACTTTTTTAAGCAGTTGGCCGAAGACGATTAAAAAGCTTATACGCTTTTGGAGAGAGGGATCCATTGGGTCCCTCTTTTTTTTAGAAATGCTCTGCATTCCGATTATACATACCACCACGAATTTGTGATCTGCGAGGAGAAGGTGACGGTCCACTGCCACCACCGTTACTTACATTCGTAACGTTTGTAGAGTTATTACTGTTATCTGTCGGTGCTATTACATTACCACCGTTATTTCTCTGCCCTGCTGCAATCTCACGTGATGCGCCGTTGATAGCAGCACCATTCGTTCTTCCACCACCGGATTCATATCTTTGTAAAGCATCTGCTAGCTCAGGCCTAAGCTCATTCCCCATTCTTTTCTTGATACGCAACATGGCCGCTTGTTCATCAGTAAGACCTGCTTCAGCATTAAAGAATTTGCCTGCTATGAAAGTACCGCTTTTTAATCCA